GTTCCGCTATTGATTGAACCCGCGGTCATATCCGCGCCTCTTTCTAAACCAACCATAAAGAACTGACCCGCTCTAGTTTTAACCACAATATGCGGTCTACCATAAGCTAACAACTTAACTGTTTTTGTCGTTGTTGAATCTTGTTTCTTTAGTTGTACAACAACCATTTGGTCAAAATAAGTAGTACCATTATCTCTTGACGTATTAATTGTTTGGTCAAAAGTATTAGCTCCTTTTAATTCATATTTGTAAAGAGTTGTAACCCCCGTTACTTCAGTAATTACATTTTCAGTATCAACCGTAACATCTGCGGGGTAACTGATTCCGTAATTAATAAAGTAAATAGCGTCTAATCCCGATACTGAATCTTTGCACGCCTCTAGGCGGCCATTTTCTATATCACAAGCCATTTTATATAAGTTTTAAAAGGGGGATATTTCACCCCCTAAATGTTATTTAATTAAATCCAAGCCGCGATACCGTATGTAACGCAATCTTCAATGATACCTACTTGCGTACCCGCCGTCCAACGCATTACGAAACGTACATTTTCCGAACCGTCAATATCCGCCATATCAATAAACTTAACGGTATTCGTATCATTTTGAAGGCCGCAACCAAATGCCAGGTTCTCAGTTGTTGTCGCTACCATAACATTGTTTGGTAAACCATTTGCAACAAATAAAGGAATTCCATTAAAAGACAATCCGCTACCTTCTGCATACCATTGTGTACCTTGTGCGTTTGTACCCGCTGCACCAACTCCCGCCGCACCAAATCCGCCTAATGCGCGCGTGTATGCTTTAGCTACATTTCTAGGTACAAAGATTTTCAAACCTTCTTTTCCCCAAAGTCTATCAGGAATAGCAGCCGTTACCAAATCTAATTGAGCTAATACGTTTGACGCGTCAACCGTTGTACCCGCGATAACTTGACCAACTGGCGGCGGAGTAGTATCTAATATAGATAAGAAACCTTCATATTGTCCGCTATTAGCCGCGAAACCTTGCCATAAAGAGATTTCATTCGCTTCAGCTACTTGACCCAACAAACGCGCTAATAAGAAATCTTGGAAATTTTTAGGTAGTACATCGAATGCTGAATACCCCATTGAAACCGCTTCCCAATCTGAACGGAAATCTTTTTTACAAAGAAGAACGTTTACATCAAGTTCTTTAGGCTCTAAAATACGTTCCGATAAAACGATGTCCCCCGTTGCTGTAAAGTCACAACTTGCATCTTTGATTAAATTTGTAGCGTCAAAACGTTTAACCGTTTCGCGGTACTTAATATTTGCCATTACTGTTACGCCACCCTTATCAATAGTGTTTGCGCTTAATAAAGCCATTCCAATATACTTACCCGCGAATTCGCCCGCGTAAGTTGTTTCGATATTTAAACTTGTTGCCATTTTTATTTGTTTTTATTTTTTATTTATTAATACATTTTTTCTAAAATTCTATCTACTGTTCCCTTTGTTTTATTTGCGGAAAATCTTTTAACTTCAATTTCGTTTCTGTTTTCAGGATTAAATGAAATAGGTTTAATTTCTGTTTGAACGCTTAATGCTACTTGTTTTAATGCTTCAAGTTCTGCCTTTAGTTTAACGTTTTCAGTTAAGATACTTTCGTACTTTGAAAACATTGTTTCTTTAGATACCGTTTCAATCGTTTTCTTTGGTACTAAATTCATCATTTGTTCCTCAGGCACTTCAGTTGCTACTTCTTCAGGGCTTTCAGTTTCTTCTTCAGCCATTGCAGCGTCTTTAATTTCACCGATAATACCTTCAGTTACGATAACTAAAATTTGCCCGTTTTCTAATTCATATTCTCCAACGGGAACTTTAATATTACCGTCCGCTGTTACTACGAAAATTTCGTTTTCAGCTGTAAATTCATTCGCTTCTAATACCGTTGTACCGTCCGCTAATTTCATTTGAGCCAATTTAACCTCTACTTGCATATTAAGTATGGTTTTAATTTTGTTGATTGCTTCGTTTGCTTTCATTGTTATTTATTTATTATTTGTTAAGATTTTTATATAAATCAGACGCTAAATAACTATCAATAGCTTTAAAGCTAGGGTTATCCATTGCTTTCAGCCCTAAATCGTTTGCGGTTGAATTATATTTTATTGCTACATTATAGGCTTTATCCGCTTCATCGTTAAAACTTTTTTTAGCCATTTCATATTTATCTTTAACAGCTCCATAACTTAACAATGCAGTTTTTAAATCGTTTTCAGATTTTCTTATATCGTCAGCTAATGCCAATTCTACTTTAAAAGTAGTTTGGTCGTTTAATTTCGATAATTTTTGTAAGATACTTTTATTCATAATGATTAAACTTTAAAATTAATATTCGTTGTATTTTTTATCTTGTTTCGCTTGCTGTTTTTGGTTCTAAGCCTTTCCAATACATAGATGTAAATGTATTATCTATATCGTTAATTAATGGTAATAACGATCTTAAATCAACTTCTTTTTGAAATTGTCCACTTTTATTTCTATAAACAACTATAATATTTGAAATTGGGTCAACTATTCTATTGCTTTTAATTTCGCGTTTTATTATTCTATTTGCCATTATTATATATATATTTCGATTTCTATTGATGTTCTGAAAAAATTATCAATGTCATTTAATAAATTATCTTCACTATCCCCAGTCGCTGCATCAATGGAATTAATATAAATAATAGCCTCTTCATAACTAAATACAGAGTTAACAATTGTTGTATTACCAAAAAAGCCCGCGCCAATTCCTTTAGTTGTAGTTATTATTGGAATGTTATTATATGCGTATTTTTGCCATAATGTTTCTTGTAAATTATCCCCAATAAATATTTGATACATTCCAAGTCCTACATAAGCCACACAAGGCGTATATCCTAAAGTATTTTCAAAAACATTTAAAACGGGCGCGCCCCTATCATATGATAATTTTAAATCCGCACTAAATAAATCTTCATAATCTCCATTTGAAACAAAATTAGTTCCCGCCAAATTACTTTGCGCGCCTATCGTTGTTAAATCTTCGTTATTGTCGTTACGGTTAATTCGATAAGTAACCCCTTTATAAAGTTTTTGGTTGCCCGTAGCATTCACCACAACCGTACCCCCGTTTTGATATAAAACCGCTTTAAAAGTTAATGGTTGTACCCCTCTTGTTTCTACTAAAAACCTATTTTTTGTTGTGTGTTCTGTTGCCATAATTTACCCCCTTGTTGTGTTAATTATTCGTTTATCTTCTATTTGCGTTATTACTGAATTTCCTTGACCTTCTAAAGTCCCTATTCCTTGATTAATTAGATTTCCATTACAGCATTCAATGCTATACGTGTTATCTTCGCATAAGCAAGCGCGCCGCCCCCCTTTAGGGCTTGTTTTACCTTTTGTTTCTAATTCATTCATAAAGCCTCCAGGATCATTTTTATTTTATTTAACGTTTCGTCTTCAATAGAAAACGCGCTTAAATTTTCTTCTTTAGATTCGAAAAATCCTTCAATTGAAAAGCCTTTTATTTTGCCTAATTTAACATCATTCCAAACCTCGTCGTTATCTACCTTCATAGCAATTACCCACGTACCCACGGGAAAACTAAAGTTATATAATTTCGACTTGTCTATGTTCTCATCTTCGACTATCCAACTTTCGACAACGCTCATTCCTTTTAAATTAGTAGCGTGTTCGTATGTAGCGTTATTTTGATTAGAATTTTTCAGGAATAATTGGGACGCTTTACTAATCGTTTCTTTAGAAAAGTAAATATAATATTCACCGTTTTCCTTATCCGCTCTCAAAATCTGTTTATTCGGAATCAAAGCCGCGCCCATCAAAATACGTTTATCTAGGTCAATGGTTTTTAATTCAACTTCGTGTTTTTTCAAAGCAACCCAATCCGACTCAATAGCGGGGGAATTTACAACTGAAACCGCGTGAATACCTTGTTCGGCGGAATCTTCATTTAAAATCATTTCAATTATTTGCATATCTTTTAAACTTAAAATTATTATAACGTTGCATTTTGTATTCTATTTCTATCAAGGCTTTGCGCGCTTGTCATATCCCCACTTACTACATAAGCATTTACGGGTTGCGCCTGTAAACTTGCAAGTTGATTAATGGGGCTGTTACCTACTATATTAAATTCGGGGGATATAACCGAACTAGGGGCTGAAGCTCCGCCACCGCCGCCACCACTTGGAACGCTAGCCATTGACCCGCCGCCACCACCGCCGCCCTCAAATTTAGTTTTGGATATTTTCGCAATTTGCATAACGGCAAAGATTCCCGACAATGCAGCCGCAACCCCTTTTATTACGGGGCCACCTGGAGTATTAGCATACGTACTCATTACCGCTTTATATCCATCAATTGTAGCACTTGTAATGTCAGCCGCTTTCTTTATGTTAAACGCTCTTTTTTGTCTTCTAACATCTTGACCCGCATTCATTTCCGCAATGCCCGCGATCATTTGCATACCTTGACTTGCAATATCCAAAGACGCGTTCATTACATCGCGATTTAATTGTTTCTTTTCTTCAGCGTATTTTTCGTTTATAGCCTTTTCTTCAGCCCCCCTAGCTTCAGCAATAACAGCCATTTGTTCGGCGTTGTCCTGAGCTAATATTTCAAGTTCAAAATATTTATCTTGTACCGCTTGTAACTCTATTTCCTGGGCGGTCATTAACGATTGAGTTATGCGTTCGGTATTCGCTTCATCAATCAGTAAAATTTGCGCTTCAAATGCTAACCTTGCTTCAAGTTCTAAGGCTAATGCTTTATCTTTTGCTTCTTTAATTTTCGCTTCAGAATCTTCAATTATTTTTAAACGCTCTTGTTCTTCTTTTACATTTATTTCGTTTAATGCTGTTTTCTTTGCCTCTTCTAAAACTGTAACATCTTGATTATATTTTACAGCTAATGCAATCTCTTTAGCGTATTTTTCATTTACCTTTTGAACTTCTAAATCGTGATCGCTTAATAAAGTATCGTTATATTCCTTTTCTAATGCTCGAATGGAATCAATAGCCGCTTTCCTATCCGCTCTATATTGTTCGTTTGCCGCTTTTCTTTTGTCACTTGCTTCTTTTGCCGCCTCTTCAGCCTTTTGTTTTTCTTCAGCTTTAAAGGTTTCTGTTTCTATTTGAACTTCTTTATAATAAGTTGAATTTTGTTGTTTTAACGTTTTCCATTTATCTTGACTTGTTTTAATTTCTTCTAAAGTTGACGCGGCTAAATCCGCTTCACCCCTTTTTAATTGTGCGTTTCTTTGTATTCTTAATCTATTTAAATTATACCCCTCTTCACTTGCGGCGACATCTCGGGCTGTTTTTTCAGATTTTAATAAAGTTAATTTTTGGTTATATAAATCTCTTTCTGAAGCCCCGCGAATTTTCATTAATTCTAAATCGTGCCTATTGGAATCCGCCATTTTAGTAAATAACGAAATATACTCTTCGCTTTCTTTTAACCTATCATTTAAACGTTTTTGTGAATCCGCGGCATCGTCCGCCGAACTACTGAATAATGCGAACGCCCCAACTAATGCTGTAATTCCCCCAATAATTAAAAATACTGGGTTTGCCTTCATTACTAAATTCAATGCTCTTTGCGCGATAGTCATTCCACCCGTTGCCGCCGCTCCCGTTACCGTTACAGCTGTTTGTGCGGCTGTAATTGCGGTATCAACTTCTTTAGCTTTACTAACTATTCCTAAAGTCATTCCTAACGCTTTGAATGAATTAGCGGACTCTTTAATAGTTTGAACCCCTTGCGCTATGGCCATTGCGCTTTGTACTTTTAGTAATGCAGCTTCGACCTCTTCGCCTTGCGCCCCGAATGCACCCATTACCCCCTGAGCCATTTCAAATGCTCCCGTTATTCCCGTTAACGCGCCGCCTAATTTTTGCCCCGTTGTCATAGATAAGGCTTCAATTTGCATATCCGTTTCGCGTACCGTTTTACGCATTCCCGCCACTTGCGTAGAAAGCTGCATAAACTTTTCGCTTGACGTGTCACCCGCGTGCGCCATAAGCATTAATTGGTCTTCCATTTCCCCCATTTGCGTGGTTAAAGGAATTAATTCCGCTTCGACATCATTTAAAGCCGCCTCTAATTTATTTAAATCTTCAACTGATTTTCCCGTGTCGGCTATTACTTTTATTTTATGCTCTTCCATTGTGGCGGTATTTAAATATTATTTCGCGTTTCGCTTGTTTTAATGCTTCTTTTATTTTCGTTGGAATTTTATGCTTTCCTTTTGCTATTTCGATATTTTTAGATTGAGCATAGTAATCTGTTATCTTCAGCATTTCAATAATATTTTGTATCATTCTATTGAGTTATTAATAAGTAATCAATTTCTGTAATATCGTTTTCAAAGTTGTATGTAAGTTTTACGTTATAAGGAACAGTTGTAACCTCTTCGTTTATTCTTTGAGTTGTATTTTCTGTAATTCTATTTGCTAATCCATCTTCAGTAACTCTATTATATTTTGAAGGTACTTCAGGCAAAATAAAAGTAACCGTTGTATCTTCGTAAACAGTTATATAGTCAACTGAAATTATATCCGTTGCTGTAATATCTATGTCAATTGATAAAGCCCTATTCGGTAATAATAAATCCACCCTAACAACTGAATAACCTAAATCCTTACCTTTATCCCCTTTACCAGGTTTAGTCCTTTGTACGGGTCTGAAATCGTTTATTAAAGTAAAGTTTACAACTCCGCTTGTCAACTCGGAATTCATTTCATTAATTATATATCTTTTGTCCCGAATTATTAAACGATCATTTAATTTTAAACCCGTCATTATTGACAATGGTAATATGCAGCGTATTTTAGTGAGCCTATTTTTAAGGTTAAAAAGATTCGTTAAATATGGAGCGTAATATGTTTGGTAAAGGCTGTTTACTATAGGGGTTTGGTAAAATGTACTCATATCTTGACCCCAATTCAAAGAATAATTTAACGTGTTAGCAAATAAATCTTGACCAAATCTAACAATTCTAGTTAATGGCGCGGTATATGTTTCTAACTGAAAATATATATCATCATAAGAAAATTCGTTATCATATAAAATTATTGGCTTAGGTATATAAGGCTTAAAATCGGGGAATGGGGTTAAACAATACCCCACCTGAATATCTGTATTCGTAAACTTATTAAACATTAAATTCTCAAATGGTAATGTAGTTACAAAATCCCCGCCATCATATGGAAAATCAATAAACATATTCCCGTATTCGCGTTCAAAGAAAGTTTTAAATTGTTTATTCATAAAAGATTGCGATTGTTGATATTCAAACGAAATTCTTTTATATAATTTTATTCTTTCTATATCTATATTTTCAATAGTTGTATATTTACTAATATCGTAAACCGTACCTTTATTGTACCAATCTTCTAGGGGTTCTATTTGATATGTATTATCCGCTAAACCATAACAAGTCAAATTAAATTCCTGAAGTATTCCCCTAAAAAAATCTTCAAGTTTTATATCGGGCATATAATTAGCTAAATTCAAATTAGCCGTTAATGTTTGGGTTGCGCTTAATGCGTGATCTAATGAATTATAAGAATAATTTTGTAACGTTCCCGTGCCATCGTCTAACTGATAAACAACTTCAAAAAGGTAATCTATTGTGACCGTTAAATTTATAACATTCTCGGAACGTATTTTAAAAGTAATAACTTCATTTAAACCTATTGAATCGTCAACCGTATATACAGTTCCCGAACTATTCCCCGTATTAGAATATGTCATTAAAAAGTTGCCGTTTTTATACAAGTCAACAAAATATACTATGGTCGCATTATTTACAACAACGTTAATTAAAATAGAATGTTTTTGAACTGAATTAATACCAACGCCGCCCAACGTATTATATATATCGTCTCTATATTGTAGGGTCAAAGTATCATTTACTAAATTAAACGGCTCATAAGGGAAAGAATCCCCCCACATAGAGGTCAAGTCTAATGTTTGCGCGTCTGTTAATAGTTTAAACGCCTCTTTGTTTTTACAGTATAAAAATGCCTTCGTAAATTTTATATTATCTAAAAATAACCCCGTGAATGTAACCCCGAATGTACTTTCAATTAATTCAAATATTTTACTTATTCTAAGCGCGGGGTATAATTCAGTGTAACTAATTGCCCCCGCAATAGTATCTATATTATCTAGGGGCGTTGTTGGTTCGTTATATTGCCATAACCTGGAACTAGATATTAAAGGAAATTTTACATCATAATCTACATAGTTTTCTATTCTGTTCTGAATTTCAGCGGCTGAATATAAAAATGAAAATGCGGAATAATCTAAATTACTTAGTTTTAAATCACCGAATGCGTCTTTTAAAGTTCGTATGTCACCGTAAAATGTTACTGAATAATTATAGGGTTTACCGTCTTTTAAATTTGCCTTTTCTAATTGTAGTTTTCCTTTTCTAAATGGTATTAAATCAATTTCTATCCAAGCTTTACGTCTTAAATTATGATTTATTACACCGTTAACATCTGAATTGTAATAGTGTTCAAATATTTTATTATTAATTGTTGACGCGGGAATTGTAAACGACTGGCTGAAATCGGTAAATACTTTCGATATATCGGATATATTTTGAACTGAAGACGATACCGAAATATTCTCATCTGAAAATAATTCTAGCCTATTCCCTTCTACGTATATTTGTACACTTCTTTTCATTAAATTACTGAATTAATTATATCGAATGTATATTCAAATTCTAAAGAATAATTTATCAACTTAGTATTTACTTTCTTTAGTTTTCCAACGTCGCGCGTTTTCAATTGAGCGGGTAAATAGTCAACTAAAATACGTTCACTTAATAGTATTTCTTGAATTATAGTTGAATAATTTTCATTTACATAATCAGTATTTACCTTAATTGTTTTTGTACCGTTATTATTAAATTCTCTTCGTTGCCCTTCGTCTATTGCATAGTTAGGGTATACGCTAGGTAAAATATTATAAACGTCACTTTTTGTACTTATATTATTAAAACTTGCTTTAAAGAAAAATTCACGTTGCCACGCCCCGAACCTATTTATAAAATCAATTATTACGGGTTTATACCTACATTCTATAATTGGCCTAAAAGTATATTCAGCGATCGTATCAAAAACAGAATCTAATATTTCAACCTTATTACCTTCAGCATAATTTGCGGGGAATACCCTATATATATTTGTAAATGGGCTTAATACAGTTAATGGTTCGGTATGTATTGAACCCGTTACTAAGTTTGTATATTTTGCGTGCCTTGCCTCTTGATTAGATAACGTAATCATTCCCGCGCCGTGCGTAGATAATGGATAGGCCAAATCATAATTATACGAATAATCTATTTTTTCAGTTAATAAAGTATCGGTTAATATGGGGTTTGTACCGTCTTCATAATATCCGTAACCGTCAACCGCGTAATAATTTTTCGTATCAATTAATATATAACTTGTTCCGTTAAACCTGAAGCGTTGTACTTTTACCGTTGCAAACTGTAAAGGGTTATTCGAACTAATTATATTATATACGGGCTGAATAAAATTATGTTTAATATATTCCCTAATATACGGGCTAATATTATACATATTATTTGTATTCGTTGCTGAAGCGTTTAACTTAGATACCGTTATCGTTGGGGTTGATGGCAAAGCTCCGTTGCTAATATATATCTTTAACATACTTCCTAATTGTCCCGATTGATTTACTGAAATAATATAGGGCGAACGTGCGTTAATTATTGGTAATGTAGGCATATTATTTATTTATTTCTTTTAAAAATTTATCTATATCCAAACCGAATGAATCTACTAATTCTTTAGGCAACCTCTTTACAGCGTTGTTAAATGGTTTTGTAAAGAATAAACTAGGTTTAATTCCATTCTTGTATATTGAACGTGCAATTAAAAACGTTAATGCTTTACGCGTTATGAATTTTCCTTTTGAATCCCGCGGCGCAATTCCTTTACGAATAGTCCATTTATCCAATTTACTTGGCGGGGGCATTTTGTTTGTATAACTTGCTTTAACTCCAGGGTATTTTTTTTCTTTACCGTTTACCCCTTTATCTTGATAATATCCATAATCTAACATTTCAAACGTAACGCTGAAATCTTTTTTAGTATGTTTATATTCGCCTTTAATAGAATTATATAAACGTTTTGACGCGTTTTTTTTCATTCTAGTAAGGTTTGAACGGGATTCTTTAATTACGTATTTCTTGAAATCATTTAACGCCTTTTCAAGTTCTTTGTTTTCTAACATATGCTCATTTCGTTTGGCATTATAATATCTAGCGTCATAGTCCAACCCGCTAAATAATTCTCAAAACGTTCTGTAAATTGTTCCATTGTTGGGAACCCGCTAACTTCAATACGATCGTTTAAAGAGCCTCTATTTAACACTTCATATAATCTTAACAAAGTAATCATTTGAGTATTTAGAACGTCTATTTCGTTATCGTTGCCTATAAATTTATCCGTTGTTTCTGTTTTTGATATATCAACTATATCCATTGCAAGTATAGAAACATTGAATCGTAATATGTTATTTTCGGGGCTTGCTGAATTAACTATTATATGACAAAGCGGGAACATAGTTTGTTTATAATTATCTATATCGTCTAAATTTCCTTGCGTAACATTTGTAACCAAAGGAATAGAAAGTAATTCCTCTTGTAATTGTTCTAATAAGTAGTAATATGCTTTCATCTTTTCAATCTTTTTTTAATGTTATTATTTTCTATTGTTACGCGTTCCTTTTCAAACGTCAAGTATGTTAAACACTTCATTAACGGTAATGCGGTAACTTCGTCGAATTTAGTAACGTCTCCTTTTGCAAGTCCATATATGCTTTGATACCAGCCCCACCGTTTGCCAAATTGAGCTGTTTCGCTAAAATCGTTTTCTCCTTCGTCGTTAATTGTTGCGCTGAATAACCCATCAAACCTACTAATAACTCTCTCCCTAAATTCCAAAAAAAAACATTAACTCCAAAAACAATATCTAAGGGTAATGCTTTCATTACTTCAGAATAATTAATAGCTGAAATATATTTTTCAATTTCATATTTACCCCCTTTTATTTTCTTTGTGATTGGCCTATATAAAACAGCCATTGCGGAATGCATTGTTTCCCACTTATCCAAATAAGATTCTGTATCTATGTATTCGCCAAAACTCATTTGTTCAATATTTGTAATGAATCCAAATTCAACCCCGCCTAATTTAAATGTCGTTGTTAATTCAGGCGTTTCGCTAAACATTAAATCGAAATTTTCTAGTATCTCTTTTATACTTGAATACTCAATATTTAAAACTTGGCTTAAAGGAATTTTACAAAAGGTTGAAATCATTTTACGCGCTGTAATCTCTTCGCTATCTTCGTCATTTCGTAACTTCATAAACAATTGATATTGTTCTAAAGTAATATCGTTTAACGAACTCGGTATAAAAATTTTGCTTTCCATATACTATTAACTTTTTATTTTATTATTGTACTACCTAACATTGTATTTACCCCTATTAGGGTTTGAAACGGCTGTAAAGACAAAATACCTAACAGCATCTATACAGTGATTCCATTTATCCTGGGGAATACTTTTATTGCTTTTTTCAACCCACGAATAATTATTAAATTCTTTGATTAGATTCTTTGAATTGGGGTCTATTATAATTGTGTATTCACTCATTAAACTTATTCCCGCTGTAATGCTGCCCGTTCCCTTTTCGCTTTCAATAACATTTAAACCGCGTTGTCTTAATTCTTGTATTAATCGAGGTTCGGCCGAATCCCCTACTATTAATTTTTTACCCGCGTATTGTTTGTTTAATTCGTAAATTTGCCCCGTGTTCAAACCTACATCGTGAAAACATTCTTTAAGATATATTATCTTTTGTCCCCGATTAACTGAAACGTGTATTAAAACTGAAGGGTCGTTACTAAATCCGTAATCTTGACCAAACCCGCTTATTTCGCATTCAATAAAATTACCGATTGACCAATTATTAAATATTGCGCCCGTTGGTTGCGCCCGTTCCCCGACCCCGTAAACTTTCCACCAATAAGGGTTGTTAATTTTACTTTCAATATCGTTTATTTGTGCGCGTGTTAAATGGGGGTTATCGCGATAAGTTGTAATTAACGGCGGGTATTTAACGATATAAGTATCTAACCAATGTTCGGAACTTAATGCGGGGTTATAATCACATATTATTTTATGCCGTGTTCGGGGCATTAATTGGTCTATTGTTTCTTCAGGAAATTGATGCGCTTCATTTATCCATAAAAAATCCCTAGACCGCCCGTGTATTTTATCGGGGGTATCCGCTCCATAATAATTAACATTATTCCCAAACAAATTATAAATATGATCCGTTTTATTATGGTATTCGTCCCTATAAATATTATGCTTTATTAGAACGTCTTTAAAATCTTTCCAGGCGGTCGCCTTTAATGCTGAATAAGTATCTCTACAAATATCAATTTCTAGGCCCGCGTTTTTATGCGCTTGACAAAGCCAAATAATATAATATACTACTGAGTATGTTTTACCCGAACGTGTACCCCCTTGTAATAAAGTAACGCGGTTTTTAGGTACATTCGATTTTAAGTATAAAAAATTAGGATTCGCTTTCATCATTTAGCCATTCAGGGAATGTACTTTCTATATTCGTTTGTTCTATTTGCTGAATAGGCGCGCCATATGCGCTATCTAAAACGGCTTTATACGCGTTGGTATCTCTTAATTCAATAGCCTTCGCAATTTGCGCAACGTGCATTTTATATTCATTCTCATCTAAAGAAAGTAATTCGCGTAAAATTGTACTTCTATTTCGCACCCCTTTAGGCCGCCCGTTTGGGTTTCCGCTTTGCCCCTTTTCGAATGGTATTAAGTCTTCTTTGCTCATTCTGTTTTTATTCTGTTTTTAATAGTTATCGTAAACCTTGCGTAATTTTTGAAGCACGGCCTTAATACAGCTTGCGCACGTTGTCGGTTCGTTACGTTCTGAAAACACTCTATTATAAGTTGTAAGTAATCTTTTTTGAACGCTCGGAATTATTACGTTATTATTTAATTCAAAAAACTCTTTTAAAAATAGGTACTCTTCTTCAGTTAAACATAATGGTCGTTTATACGGGAACATTTTATTTAATTTTTCTTTACGTTCTTCACAACCGCAATCTTCGCCCGCAATAAATTTGACTAGCTTATCTATTCCTATTGCTTTAAATCCCTTTTCTAAAGTATCCCCTAAACCTTTTGATTCGTTTACTTGTTCTACTTCATTTAGCGTGTTTTCTTCGTTTATAGGCGTGCTTTTTATTTCACCCATTAATACTTTTTTTGGTCTACCTTTTGCCATTTTTTATTTTATTAAGTTATACTCTTCATTTAAATAGTCTTCGTAATCTTCGCCGCATTTTATACGGATTTTTTCCTTGCAATTCTTAATAGTATTAAAGATACTTGTAAGGCTTATATTTGTACCCGCTGAAATTTCACGCATTGAAATGTCCCCCTTTAAATATAAACTAAATAAACGCTTATCGTATTCTATCCAGGAATCAATTTCACTATATATTTTATCTTCAATTTTATCATAAGACGTAAACATTGTTTGTTCGTAATCTTCAACTGTTAAATTATCAATTTCATAAAGTGAAACCTTAATATTCTTTTGGCGGTATTTAGTGAGATCAATATGAGAATTTTTTAAGATTAAATAAATATACGCTTTGTTGGGCTTTCCGTTTATTACGCATTTTTCTTGTTTCTTTAATCGCGCTATTCTTAAATACATTTCCTGAACAATATCTTCAGCGTACAAATATTCCCCGAATGACTTTACAATTGTTACCCAATCTTTATGATGTTTACAAAGTACGTTTATCCAATCTTCAGCCACTTGTTTATATTTTAATCAAATGTAAGCAAAAAAATAGCCCAATTTTTAAATCGGGCTAAATTATTTATTTTTACAAATTTTCCAAAACGTAACTTTCTATTTTCTTTAACGTGGATAAACTTATAGGTTTATTCCCTAAAAACCTATCTATATGTAATTGATGAAATTTAAAGCCTTTTGCCTGTATATCCAAAACAATTTTATTACGTGTTTTATTTATAAGTATCTTTTGTAGGTCTTTTTTTAAACCTGAATCGTTTATATACATATGCTTATTTAAAATGGTAGTTTTACACTCCCGTTATTATTTTATTTATATATTCTATATGCTCTTCTTTTGTGTGTAATAACTCATTATTATCAATTCTTCTATACATCATTCTTTCTTGATCATAAATAATAAAACGATGTATTAAATTATGATTTTTTGCTTCAATCTCAATTACATCTGTTTGATATTCTAATTTGTAACTCCAGTGATGTAAATGATTACCAACTGTTTTCTTAATTCTTTGACTTTTATTTTTAGCTAAATATTTTTCAGGATATTTATTCCTATAATTATCTATTGCTATTTTTTTTGCCTTAATTGTTGGCTTATGTTTTTCCTTATAATTTAAACGATAGTATTTTTCACGATGTCTTTGTCGTTCTTTTTCTAAGCCTTCTTTTGTAGAAGTAAGTTTTATAAGCCTTTTTGAAGTATCATTTTTTGTGCAAATTTTACATTTATTTAAAAATCCATCTGACATTCCACTATGCTTATAAAACTCATCTACTTTTTTTATTTCATTACATTTAAAACATTTCTTTTCCATAATAAATTTTTTATGTACAAATATACTAATTTAAAACGGTAAATTAAAATATTTAAAATGGTAATCCTTCAAATTCATCATTCTCTTCAGCCATCATTCTTATACTTTCTTCCTGGAATGCAGCCTCAATATTTCCTAATGGTTTTTTTTCAGCTGTAAAGCTTTCAATTTTCCAACCTTCTAAAGTATTAAAACATTTTTCTATGTTATCGTTACCCGTCCATAAACGGCCTTTAAGGTTGATTGAAACACTTACTTTTGAACCAATATTAAAACTATCTAATAAATCACATTTTGCATTACTAAATTGAATTGATAAATATTGTTTGTATTCCCCTTCAATTACTTCTAGTATAAGATCTCTTTTAGAAAACTTTTCGCTTTTAATTTCTTTTGTTCCGATTTTATAAATCGTTCCTTCTATGTTACTCATAATTTATTTTATTTATTTATTATTTAATTGTCTATATACCATTCGTCCGCTGTATATACGTGTTTTGTACCGTCTTTTAGCGTGTTTATAAATGATTCGCCTATATTCTCATCGTCAACCCATTTCGCATATCCGATAAACTCCCCGTTCCTAAATAATTTATATTCCACCCCATAAATTAGCAAATCATTTTTTTTGTTTTCCATAACTTTTTTTAATTAAATATTAATAATTTATTTATTTATTTGTATATTTCAGTTCTTAAATTCTCTAAAAATTCCCTTATATCTTTTCTATATACGTCATCAAGTAAATTAGGAATGCTAACATCAAAAGAAGTCATTTCAAGAATTGAGTTATACTCTTCTATGCTTTCAATCGTAATATTTAAAACTATTGGCTTAAATTCCGATTTTTTATCATTTACCTTTTCAATTTTCATAATTTATTTTAATTAAACATTAATAATTGCGCGTTTATTTTTATGCGCGTTTTCCACTCCATTGATTCTTTTTTATACTCTTCGCAAACAGCGCGAAATTTACCGTATTTAGAACGGTTTAAAAGTAGTTTATTGGCTTTTACTTTGCCTATTCCATAAATACCTTTTATGTTATCTGAAACGTCCCCAACTAACATCATTTCAAATATTAAATGTTCCGCTTGCTCCTGGGTCACTTCTAAAAATCCTTTACGCTTTTTTACTTCTTTGCCAAATGGGTCTAAAATATATTCGCCGTTTTCGTCTTTAACCTTTAATTGATAATAATCAAAATGAAGCCCGACAATTTGCTTTAAATCTTTGTCAATTGAACAAATAATATAGTCTTCAATATCCATATTTTGCGCTTGATAATAAATTAAATCGTCCGCTTCGTATTCGTCACTTGAAAATGAATTAGGCATATATTCGAGCAAATACTTTCTTAATTTTGAAACCCATTTATTACCTTTTCTGTTTGCTTTATAAGTTGGTTCTATTTGCTTTCTAAAGTTGTTTTTACAATTAGTATAATAATAAAAAGTATCGGTAACATTGTACGTTTCTTCTATTTCATTATGTATATCAAAGTACATCTTTTCAAAACGATCATAGGCGCGTTGTAATATTTCAAGTTCAATATCTTCGCGCGTTAATTGGTTTTGTAGTAACGCCCGAATTTCCCCGAACGTTACCACTTTATAAACAGCCTGATAAACTAAACTATCCGCGTCAAATAAAATTACCTTATTTTTCATAATTCAGCTGTATAATTCCCAAACTCAAAACGTTTTTTTCCGTTGTTATCTTTGCACGCTAAATATGTTAATTTGCCGTTATACCATTGTGAAAACCATTTCCAATCCTTTAATTTTAAATTGAATGTTTGACGCGCCCGGCCATCTGTTAACTCAAATTCATTCGCATTAAGTTTAATTTGAATAATAGGATAATCGTATAATTCGCGGCCTATTCCTAAATTAAAACAAGCCCGTTTAAATGCGTCACTTGCTTCGCCCTTTGTTTTTTCTGTTAACGATTCAGTGCCTACGTCCTGTTTCCAAATCCACTCATTTGTCAATGGGTTTAAAATACCAATCGAACAATAAAGGTTGTTTTTAATTACTTCGTATTTTTTCTGCCACCCGTAAATGCTAAATTTTTCATCTAAACGCTTCATATCCGCGCGTGCGTCTTTATAAGCTAAAATTGTAGCGTAACCCGCCTTATTAATAGATTGAACTCTAAAATCAATCTCATCAATATCTAACGGCCTAAATTGACTTTCAAAGTTTTTAGGTAAATCAATTAATGAATCTATTTCTTTAACCGCGTTTTGTTTTGATATTTCTAAATAATCTTCAAAACTTAATTTTTCTACATTTTCCATATACGTATTTTTAATATTCAAATATAACAATTATTATACTACTTTGCTAATTAAATAGCCATTATCTTTTAAAAGTTTTATTGCGTTTTCTATTGATAATTCTAGGAACGGTTTGCAACCCATTTGTTTAATTATATACGGCCTTTCAAGGTCTTCATAATTTTGTTCTGTTACCCAAACAATCTGTTTGTTGTGTAATTTCACTTTATAGTGAATATATTTTCCTAAAGTTCCAGGGATAAAATCAACTATTTTTCCACTACCTAAACTTGTTAAAACTAAATTACCCTTTGTGTATTTCATATTTATTTTATTTAGGATCGTTTTTACTATAACCATCTTTCCACCCGCGCATATATTCAGCGTGTTTTTCTTGTTTCTCCATTTCTTTGGCTTTTTCAATATACCAATCACTATCTACTAAATCAATATCTAATTGCTTAACTAACCATTCTATTACTGTCATTCTTTCGTGTTTTTAAAGGTTTCGTTGTAGTATTGTTTATCTTTTGCCTCTCCAGCTAAATAAGCACTTTCCATCTGTTGCTTTTCCATTTCTTTGGCTTGTTCAATTGCTTTTATTTGTTCTGAAGCTGTTACAAATTTATTGTTTCTAATTTGTTCCATAAACCATTCTACGGCTGTCATAATATTTCTGTTTTAATAATTAATTTTTCATAAATATCCGCTTTACGGTTCGCGTCTTCAATGCTGTTTGCCTGAAGCAATTTAAATCCAACTTTCCAACTGAAACGGTCTTTAAATTTATAAGTGACTTTAAACATTTTCATATCTTTACTTTTTAATTATATACAAATATAACTATTATATTTAAATATCAAACTTTTTTTATTTATTTTTCAATGTTTTTATTTTCAATTCGTATTTTGCCTTAATTTCATAAAGTTCATTTATAGTAAAATTCCTTACTTTATGCGCGTCTTGACATAATAAAACATAATTTTCGTGGCCTATTTTATTTTTTAAATTTATTTCATACGGAATAGGGTTACCGTGTAAATGGGTATTACAGTACTCGCATTGTAAATGTACGTTACGCTCATCAAAACGTACGTTCCAATGATTATTTGAATTAAAATAATGCCCCGCGTTTTCCTTCAAACAAGGTTTTTTACAGGTTATACAGTTTTCCCCTTGATCCCTTAACCGTATAAATGAATTAAATACCTTTTGAACGTCAATAGCGACCTTTGTAACCGTTTCAATGGATTTCTTTAGTATTGGCTTGCGTTTGTTCCAATCTTTTAAATTTGCTTCGTAAACCCAAACTTTTAAACATTCAGGGGCAAAACAATACTTTTGATTGAATTGTACAACCTGGAATAGTTCCTTACAATTTTTACACTTTTTAGGCTTAATCTTCTTTTCCATAATTCAGCCAATTGATAATTAGTAAATAAATAAAGTTTTTCATATACCGTTAATTAAATGCGCGTTTTGTTCCTTTAACTTTTCAATCTCAAATCTAAATTCCATATTTTCCTTATGGTAATTAAAATTCATTTTACTCAATAATTCGTATTCCTTATTTAGCTCTTTAAAGGTTAAATAAACTTCATTCATTTGAATTATATGTTTTTCCATTCCGTTAATAAAATCTTTACGTTTGGGGTTTTTTTCTTTTATTTCATTTATCGTAAATTTTAACGATTCAATTATTGATGTAATATTTATTTGAGCGCGAATTATATCTATGTATTCCATATTTTTTATTTAAAAAGGTAAAGAATCTCTTTGATTATTTAAAGATTCTGAATAATTTTTTAATTCTACAATTGTTTTTTTCGTTTCTGTTTGTTCGGCTGCATATATTTTAATATGGTTATTCGGGTTTGAATAATCTATATCATAATACCTAAATTTAGATATATCAAACCTTAAATTTATAACGCCTATTTTTCCGATACTTCGCGGTTTTATTTTATTGAAATGAATTTGACATTGATTATCTGTTAAATCTTCCCTATGTACTGTAATCATACATTTACCACTATTGAACCATTCAGAACCGCCCTTTAAATCATATGGGCCTGGGGGCGTTCTTTTGCCGTTTTCCTTATCCGTTAATTTTGGGTGAATTATTGTGTGTAAATGTAAATCATTATCTTCAGCTATTTGATTTCTATAAGGTAAAACGAATTCTAAATATTGCGCGTAACCCCCATAATTAGAATAATCGTGGCTTAAATCTTTCCAACTATCTATACACGCCGTGTGTAAACCCTCTTCATTTTTTAATTTAACCGCATAGTCCCAAAATTCCACCGCTGTTAATTTTGCTTTTACGTCACTTTTCGTAAGTACTTTAAAATAGTAACATACCCATTCGCTCGCTATACTTATCTCACTATCTGTAATTGTGTTCGGCGCGTCGGGATCAAATGATTTACCCGTTTTTTTATGTATTAAATCCGCTATTATTTCAATATTGTTACCTACATCGGGAAAATAAAGTAAATGTTTCCAGGAATAAAATAATGATGTATTCATTAAGCATTCCATTAATACTTGAGTTTTACCACTCATAGGGTAACCCGTCCAATCCGTACAACTACCTAATTGCATTGAATAATTATCTCGCATCGCTTCAAACCCTAAATACATTCCTTTTTCGTGGTACGTCTTTTTATAGTTCTGTAATGAATTAAGTATCTCGCTAGCTTGCGTTACCTTAAAACCCTTTAAATTATCCATACGGGTTAAATTTAGATTCGTTAGTTACAACCGTATTTACATATTTAGAAAAATTAGTATTTACTAAAAAATGAGTAGGGGTATCAATCTTATTTATTTTTACCCATTCTGTGTCAATCATTATTTTGTATGCGTGTTCAAAATCTTCAGGGGTATAATTTGCTTTTTTTAATTCTTTAAGATTGGATATATCCGTTTTTGTTAATGTTTTAAAATTTCCTTTAATTCCTTTATGCTTAAATTTCATTTCGTTAAACCATTTTAAAAAATTCACGGTTAAAAGCGTTTGCGCTTGCTTAACTAATTGTTCTTTCTCTTTCTCTTTCCCTTCTTCTTTCTCTTTCTCTTGTACCGAACCCCCTACCGTACCCCCTTGCGAACCCCCTACCGTACCCCCTTGACTAGGGGTTATTTTTGTTTTTGTTTTATTCTCATATCCAAGAACTTGAGTATCTATATTAAATTTTTGAGATAAGTAAGCAAACTTTGCCATACCCGTTAATTCGGTATCTATTCCTTCAAATTGTTTTTGAATTAAAGCCCATAAAAATTTTAGTTTATCCGAATCATTTAATTCGTTTGCGACATCGTAATAACTACGATAAAAGTTAAATCCTTTTCTCATAATTAAAACATTAAAGAAATTTGTTTTTTCAATTCCCTACTTAATTTAATAGCTGTTTCTTTATCTAAAACAGTATAATTAGCGGAATAACCTATATCCTCTATTTGAATAAACAGCATTCCAGCTGTATTAACATAAAGTTGTAATTGTTTTTCATATTGTTCGGCATCTTCATTTCCGCAAAAAATCAGTTTTACATTTCCCATAATAAACCGCATTTTATTTAAAAACACGTAAAAATTTAGTGTATAAAAAAAACCTTTACATTCCATAGGGATTCGACTTCCTACTTCATATAAAGGTTAATTAAAATTCCTTTTGTTACTATAATGTCGAATCGTAACGTTTGCAAATATAATAATATTATTTAATTACATACGTTTTTTTCTTTTATCCTTATTTACATTTTCGCGCATTGAAATAACTTGTAAATTATTCAGGTTGTTATTTAATGGGTTGTTGTCTATATGATCAACAACTATTTTCCTATCCCCGTAAACGTGACCTAAAAACGTTTCAGCCATTAAAGCGTGTACTTTCCGCGTTACCCATTTTTGACCGTTAAACAAAGTTACTTGACCATAATCGCGTTTTGTTTTACTTGAATGCGGTTTTACTTCGCGGTTGTTTTTATGACAAAATATATAACCACTCTTTGAAATAGTATAACGTTCTTTATGTCCTGGAATGAATTTAATTATTGTCTTCATAATCATATATTTTTAATAGTGTTTTTTCTGTTTTAAGCATCATTTTTGCGCGAAAGTAATTAACTCTTTTTATTGATGGTAAAGGCCTTGTAAACCTAAGTAACCGTACATTTTCGTAATCATTTAACAATGTTTCGACTTCTTTAATACTCCATAAAAACAATTTATCGTTTATTTGTGTATATAAATCATAAGTTTTTAAACCGTGCATTACTGTACAATGGTCTTGATTAAAACATTCGCCAATACCCATTAAAGACATTCCCGTGTTTTTGCGTAAAAAGTTAAACGCTGCATATCTTTGATAAACGATTTCGCGCTTTCTACTTTTTTTTGTTAACCCTAACTTTTCGCAAATCTTAATTACTTTTTTAACATCAACATTCTCCATAATTCAAGTATTTTATTTCACAAATTCTTATATATAATTCCGTATTAAATGAGCCGCCCTTATCGTCTTCAGATTTTTGACCGCGCCAATGCTTTAAGTAATCAACTATATTATAGCATTTACTTTTTTTCTTTGCTTTCATAATTTTTCAATTTCTTGTTTAACGCCTAATAAATATCTTTGTATTAAACTACCTTCGTTAATATATAAACCGTTTCTAAAGTCTAACATTTCATCAACCGCAATTAATGCGCATTGTTTAGCATAATCAAAAGTATAATGGTGTTCACCTCTTTTACTTAAAATCATAAAATTCTTTTCAACTAATTCTTTGGCTTTATCTTCAGCTTTCATATTAATTATTTAAATATTGTGAAATTTTATCTTTTAATTCAGAATCAAAACACTCCATTAATTCGGTTATATCCCCCCCGTTATGTTCTACGTTTAAAATCTCAATTACTTCAGGCGTTCCAAAATTATTATCCTCTTCAATGGCTGTTAAATAATTGAATTCTATTTGTAAATCTGAATGTTTAAAATTGATCGTTACTATCATAATTCTAAATTGTTTAAAAATGTTTCTACTTCATTTAAAAAATGGGTTTGGCTTATTTGCGTGGCTGTTTTCTGAGCGTTTTGCACGTGAACAATTGCGCATTTAATAGCCGTGTGGCGCGTCATAAAATGGTAACCGTCTTTATCAGTTACGGAATAAAAATCATATACTAATTTTTGCGCGTATTTTTCTATTTCTTCTTTACTTTTCATATCTTCTATTTGTTTTTGATGTATTAAAAATAATCTTTCCAGGTTCTCTAAATAATTTGAAATTGTCATTATTTATTATTGTAAATATTACAAATTGCTATAAACTTTTTTCTAGGTAATTTCTTAAATTGTTCCAACGTCAAATTATTGGCCGCTGCAATTAAAACCATTTTAGCGTTTAATTCTGCTATCGTTGCCATTTTCATATGAATAATTCTCTACGTTCTACGGTTGTAAATGGTTCTACATTTAATTCACGTAAAATAGTGTAAACCGTATTCCATTGAGCGCGCTTAAAATCTATCGCGGTTTCATTCTCTATACGCGTTTCGAATTCGATATTAACCATTTCGCTTAATTCATTCCAATACTTAGCCTCTTTTAGTTTTAAATGAGTTATTATTTCTTCGTTGCTTTTCATAATGTTTTGTTTTTAAGTTTTCTTTACCGCTTTGGTTCAACAAATATAAACATATTATTAACAATAACAATACTTGAATATAATATTTATTAAAAATAATTCTGAAACCCTTGTAAATACTAAGGAAAAAAAATAAAAAAAAATATGTAAAACAAAAAAAAGCGACCATTATAGCCGCTTTAATTAGTAGTAAAGTTACTTATTAACCCCTTTTTGACTTTATTAACCGCCCTAATTTTTTCAGCCCGTTTAATATTTTTTCTGAAATAACCCCGTCGCCTTCAATATCTATTGTTGTACCGTTCTCATCTTTATCAATAGTTACGTCAATATGTTTACCGTCAAATTCAGCGTGGAATTCGCCACCTTTACGCGTAACTTTTACATCAATATTTTTTGTATCTATATCAATATTTAAATCTTTTTTCTTCTTAGCCATTTTAATTAGTTTTAACATTATTTAATTTATAATTTATATGAATATACTTCTTTTACTTTAAAGTTCTTTAAATGCGTTTAAAAGTATATTATTTATCCATTCTTATATAATTAGTATAAACAGATTTACCCTTTATTTTTTTCATTCTTAAAACTTGCTTTCGGTTTCTGTTTGGCGTTTTATAGGATATATGAAACCAACCCGCGGAATTGTCCGTTCCCGCTTCAAATATTAATTGGTCAAAATCTACATTGTCAATTATCCATTCAAATAAACCGCGATCGTGTAAATCTAAATCCATTGCTTCGCCCTTACAATGCTGACTTGAAATTGCGCCCCCGATTCGGGAATTAACGCGAACCGAACGAAACCCGCTATTTATTCTAATCGGTTGCCCTAAATGCGCTCTAATTGGTTCGAATACATTGTCACAAAGTCTTTTAGCCGCGTCCTTTTCGGTTAAACCCATAGTGTTATTAATACCGTGTTTAACCGCCGTTTCTGAGCGTTCAAATTCTGCTATTGTAACGTGTTTTGATAAGTACATAATTAAAAAGTTTTATTTAATACAAAATTTTGAGATTGAATGACATTTGAACGGTGCGCGGTTATCCATTCGGCCGTTATATCTAAAGTATTGGATACGGTTGTATCAAATGTAGTATTTCCTATTTCGCCAAAATGCAACCCATCTATACTTGTTGCTGCGTCTTTATTATAAGTGAATGTTCCGTTTGCGAATAATTCAGCCGTTCCCGCGATACCTATTTTAGTAACCGTAAAATCGAGAATTAAGTCCCAATATTTATCCGAGCATTTAGGCATTGTGTATGCCAACACATTAAGAATAATTATACCATTTGAAAGAACGTGTATATGTAATACTTCAGCATTCGCGCACGTAATTTTACCACACATTTTAACAACAAAAGAATCCCCAACTTGAAAAACATCTCTCGGAACTTCCAAAGTGCCAACGCCTAAACCTATTAAACTTGCTTCTCCGCTTGAGGGTACAATTGGCGTGCATTGTTCAATTTGCGCGTGTAAACCGTAATTATTACTTAACGGAATTTCATTAACATATATATCGGTTGAATCGTTTATAAGATTATCGGTAACGGTTGCACCCGAACCAATAAAATTAAGATTTGGTCTATGCGTAAATGATACTTCGTTTTCCTGAATAACGTGACCAATCCCTCCTATTGCATCTTCTAACTCATCTATTCGCCTTTCCGTTGTTTTCCACCGCATAATATTATAATTTATCGGACGTTTCGCGCGCTCGCTTTATAAAATTAATCAATTTATGCCAAATGTTTACTTTTGTCACAGCGTAATAAGATTCGTTTATTGATTTCCCCTCGGTAATTAAACAGAATAACGTAAACCCTTTGGTAAAGATATTATCAATAGCAGTATAATGCTTACTAAAACCTACTAGTATATATTTTTCAACAAAGAATATTAAAACGATTCCACCTACATAAAGTAAAGACTTTGTAATTGTATCACTTAATCGTCTACTTCTAATTGCTTTAAACCCGAATATCTTAACAGTTTTCCAAAGGCCAAAATACGTATCTAAAATAATTGCAGCAAACGCCATAATTATTAAAGGTTGAATAGGTGTTAATATGCTTAAAAAAGCAATTGATAAAGAAAGTATATATGTTTTCATATTATGGATAAACTTCTATTTTAAATGGCGTATCAATAAGCAAATCGTCTACTTGCGTCATTGTTGTTAATTGAGTTGTTTTGATTTTGATATTATCATCATCTGTTCTATTAACTGAAATAAAACCCGTGGACGTTGTCGGGCTAATAAACATAACTACTTTGCCCAATGGAAAGCCGCCCAATAAATAACCGTTATAATACCCTAAACCTAAACGCGTCCAAGTAATTGTACCCATTGTATCAAGCCCTAGGGGCGTTTCTACGGGGTCTAGTATTCCTATTTGATTCAATAGCGCGTTATGCGTTAAAAACGTTCCGCTAGGGACAATTTTATTTACTTCGTATTTTTTACTTACATAAGTTGACGTTCCCGAATCCCACTCACTTACTTCTAGTAAATCGTTCGGGTCTATTGTTGTCGTTTTGTTTGGTAGTTCGCTTATCTTTATCTCTAACATCGTTTATCTTTTTTAAAAACAATTCTAATTTTTGAATGTTCTGAATTTTTGGTTTATACGTCTTCATATATTTAGATTACCCACCCGCTAAAATAGTTCTTTCGATCGGGATAAACGTCACCGTTTGCGTTTGCTGTATATTCAGGAAATTGATTAGAGTTAAAACTCATAAAATCTATAAATCGTTGCGTGTAATTTTGCGCTATATCACGTTCCTTATTTACTAGAAAATCTACTTCAACCTTTTCGACGTTTTCCGCATTTTCTGAACTATGTTTAAACACTCCTTTATTAGCTATCGTATAGGCTGAAAATGGTATATATTCTAACATAGCCCAATGTATAAGCATAGGCTTTACATAATCAACTAATAAAGATAAATATGGTTCTGCTAAATTCTCATTAACAATTCCATCTTGAATTTTTCTAAATAATCGCGTGCCTAAATAATTCTGTATATGGATATCCTGGGCTATTTTGATAAACTGAATAAATTTATCAGTATCTACATTTCCGCCTAATATAGTCAATTTGACTAAATCATTTCTTGTTATTAATAATGCTTCAGCCATCTTATAAAACGTCTTTAGGTAAATTCTTATTCTTTGGACTAAATCCTTTTAGCGGTAAATTATTAGGGTAAAAAGATACTTCGTAAGGGTTCGTTACTTTGTAACCTTTTACACTAGCGGCCGCCGTTCCGATTTCCTTATAACCGTCTTCTATTTTATCTAAATCTAACATATATGTAACGCGCTCAAATTTATGGTGACAACGTGCGCCGCCTTTAAACTTGAAAATGTCGTATGTATTCGCGCCTAATTCCCCGAATCCAGGATTTACCGCCTTCAAACTCATAGCATCTATATCTTCTTTACGAAACAACCTACTTTGTTGACTCATCATAGCCTTACAAAATTGGCGTTCGGGGCTTTTATTCCCCGTATAACGATATCTAACCTTAAAGTATTTATATTCCCCAACTTTTTTATCTTGTTCGCTTTTAATATTCGGTTGTGGGTTACCCGTTTGAACTAAATTAATAACCTTACTTAATAGGCTTTTTTTAGGCTCAAAAAAACTTTGTGCGTTTAATAACATTGAATCTAATTCAAGTTCGTTATCCCCAACTTCGCGGCTATCAACTTCGACCCATTCGCCGCCCAATTGATTATTATCAACCTCTTTTAAAATTGCCTCTAATTCTGTATTAATCGCGCTTAATTCGGTATTCGTTTCAATAGGTTGCACGTTACCAACTTCGGAAAATTCCAAAGGTTTTAACGTCTCGAAATAAAGATTTAAAGAAACCCCATTGAATGCAAGTATTTTATCATAACCCCTTAATATTTCTTCTTGTAATGGAACAATTACCATATTATAATACAAAATAAAAGAGTTCTTTAATTCGTCTGCATTTGAACTGAAACCGTTTGCCGTACTTATTCCAAATAATAACGGGCTTGTTACGTTATGGCCTAACATAATTTTGCGTAAACATTCATCACTCAAATATTCATAATGCGCGGGCGCGTCATTTAATGCTATATCGTCAACCGTTGTTTTATATTTTTCATCTGTATTAAATGAAACGATAACTCTTTTACCTTTAGAACCCGTTAATTTTCCAACAACTCGGCGTTCAATATCGTCCATTTCCTCTTCACTTGGAACGGAATTATTAAAGTTTACAATTTTAGTACCGCTGAAACCATTTTGAACTTCGTTAATCAAATAATCTGAAATTTCTTGTTCTAAAACTGAATAAGGTAAAGCCCCTTGATAATCAACTAATGAAAAATATTTTAACCCTACGGAATAAGGCTGCATATATAATATTTCTATTTCGTCTTTTGACGTTCCAAACGCGGAAAACCTTTTAGGTACAAACTGTTTTGTATCAAGCCAATTATCAGAATAAAAATAACCGTTAATTTTTCCCTCTTCGTCGCACTTTTCAGGGCGTAATAAATGCACGGGTATATGTAAGGCCTTAATAATACTTTTATGGTCTTTTGAATAATGTACCTGGAAAGCATATTGACCTAACATTTTTAAATCAGTAATCAACTTCTTTGTACATTCAGTATCAAAAACGCTTAACATATTAGCCCAATCCATAACCTTTTTGGACGCGTCTAAGGCTTTAATTCCTTTGCCGAATACTAACTTAATAATATTGTTTATGATCGCGTTATTTGTAGGGGAATAAGTATAACGGTCAATTAAGTATTGAAAGTAATTATTATCCGCGCCAAATTCAATCCATTCGTCTTTATTGCTTTCTTTAACAATTGGACTTTCGTATTTTGCTAATTCAACAATTCGATTATTATTTATTTTTTTATTCGCCATATGGAATATACTCGTTTAAACTTGGTTTTGATTTATATGTATTTTCGCCGTCATTCAATACATTTACTGAATAAGTGAAAACACTTTGGTCCGTACAAAATATTTTATCTCGGAAAATTAACGCGCCTTGATTATATATGTTTACCATATAAAATCTATTTTGAATTAACGGCTTTAATGGGTCGTTAAAATCAATAAATATTGTTGTATAATATTCCTTAACTATAATATCCCTAATATCGTATTCATTTGTAATATTGCTTGATTCGTCCGTTAACTGAAATAAATCCATCACTTCGCTCCTGGGCGTAATAATCAATTCTTTTGTTTCTAAAGTTGAATTTAATATAAGCATACATATATAACTATTCGCTTTAAATTTGTTTTAAAAACAAAAAAGGGGACGCGTTAACGTTCCCCCTCTTTTGTATATGGAATCTTAAATTATGCCGTTACAATTGCAGCCGTATCAAAAACAGTAATTAAACCCGCTTCGTCCGCGCAATCAATAAAGTTTGCGGGATAATTTTCTTGAGCCGTAAAAGTCAAGTTATATCCGTTAAAGTCCCCTAATGCCGTTCCGCTATTGATTGAACCCGCGGTCATATCCGCGCCTCTTTCTAAACCAACCATAAAGAACTGACCCGCTCTAGTTTTAACCACAATATGCGGTCTACCATAAGCTAACAACTTAACTGTTTTTG